ACTACAACTGAATTAAGCATTACACCAAACAATGAACTACAAAGTAGTCTTGAAACAATATTAGGTGGATAGTATGACTCAAGAATTAAAAGAAGATATATTAAACTATATAACTAATAACATAACTCCAACTGATAAAGATGATACTCAAATATTAGAGAAAGTAGAAAAACGTATAAAGCAACAATATAATGAACTTTTACCAGAATACTGGCAAGATTTAAGAATAACGGGAATTATAAAATCATCAACAAATGGCAATTATATCTTATATGGTGGTTATATTGTAGAAAATGGGGAATATATAGAAAGTGATTCTAGGGGTTTAATTCTAATATTAGATGCTTATTTAAACCCAATTAAATCAATATATAAGTTTTCTTCAGGAACACTATTAAGACCTATCCAAAAAATGATACAAGTTGAAGATGGAACATTTGTAGCAGTAGATAGCACAATATTTACACGAAAAGAAGATAGAAGGCAAATACAAACTAATACCAAGAGATTTATTATGTTAAATAATATCTCAATAAAAGATACAACAAATGATTATAGAGTAATATTAAGAACATCTTATAATATACCCTACTCTAACTTTTATTGTATAGATATGTTAAAAAACCCTAATTCTGCTCATTATGTTATGGCAGGAGCTATGTATATACCATATAATTCCAGTATTCACTTACATAGTGTAAGAGTAATAGAATTAAAGGTAAATGTAGGAGAAGCAAATGAGTGGACTGAAAAGACTGCACCTGCAAATAGATCGTGGATATATGGTGGTTTTTATGGAGAATTTGATAACGATGATATTTTAACTTGGAAAGCTATTATGACATATAACGAAAACCAACAAGTAGCATTATATAGCTGGGATGGAACTAATTTAAAAACTATATTAAATCATTCAAATACATTAGAACCTTATGTAGACTCTCTATCAATGAATAACCAAGCTCAATTTATAAATAGAGATGAATTATATTTTGTAGTCAATAATCAAAGATGGGGAAGTTCAACTCAACCACGTTATATAGGTTTATATAAATATGATTATAGAACTGCACAAGTAAAAGAAATTTTTTATAAATACATAGGAGATTATGATAATCTTACATCAAGAGAAGGAATATTTATAACAAGTTTAAATGGCAACTTATATATAAATTATAATGATAACTATAACTATACTAATAAAACAGCTAATTATAGTTATCAAAGACTTGTAAATGATACTTGGAGTCCAATATTATTATATGAAAATGTTTTATATAGTATGGAACGTGAGTTAAGTTTTACGGATAATACTTATAACTTAATATCAAATATTGAAATTAATTCAAATCTAAATGCTACTTATTGGAATTTTATAACAACAAAAGAGATTTATAATAATACTAACTATAATGGTTTACCATATACCGACTATAATTCAATGATAGCAGATACAGGGTTGCTATATGGAGAAGATGGAATATTATTTGCAAGAGATATATATAATAATACAATGATAGAAGGAACAACCACTTCAACACTACAAGTACCCAACACTTTATTAAATGATGTCGATATAACTCAAAAGAAACTATTAGGAGAAACAAATACAGTTCTAATAAACGATACCAGAACAATAACAAAGAATATATATGAAACATTATATATAAACTTTATAAGGAGTTTAGCAGTAAAGGATGAAGATACAAATACTTATTACCCTACTACTGCAACTTATATAAATCAAAATATAAATACAGGTACAAAACAAAATTGTGAAATGTCTTTTGTAGGAAAAGTACGAATCAATTATCAAGATAGTACATTAATGCAAACACTAGAGTGGACTTTTAACGTAGATCATTATGAAACAAGTTTTGTAATAGATACTCACGATGAAATACCAACATCAATAGACTTTATGAGTAATGATGAAACGACAATATATATAACAAAGAACTTAACTTTACAAAGTAATAAATACTACAAAGTAAATCAAAAGTTAAGGATAGAATAAAGGAGATGATTATATGGCAATAGCTGAAATATCTTTTAGTGATAAAAGTGATATTAATACAACATCTACACCAGAAGTAAATAAAATAACTGCTTCAAACTTAAACGAAATCAAATCAGTAGTAAATACTAATGCTAATTTAATGGGAGATTTAGAAACCTTAACAACAAGTGATAAAAGTTCAGTAGTAAATGCTATCAATAGTAAGATAACATCTTATAACATAGTAGCAGGTACTCCAGTAAAGACAGGTAAACAAATAGAAGGATATGATGAATATGTAGTAAGAGTAAATCTAGGAAGTTTACCAAACAATGCAAGTAAAGATTATTCTTTAGGTTTTTCAATAAACCAATTAATAAATGTAGAAGGTAGTTCAATAAGAGCAAGTGATGGCAATATATTCCCACTACCATTTGTATCTACTGAACCAAGTGCAAATATAACAGTTTTAATGTTTAACACAAGTACATTAAGAATAACTACAGGAAGTGATAGAAGCAATTTAACTGGGTACTTGAATATTTACTATATATAGAAAGGAGTTGATTAGATGAATATTAAAGTAAATTCTCATACATTAGAGATAGAACAAAACATAGATATAAATGCAGGAGAATATAATATAACAACTTTAAACTTTGAATTCAGTGAAGAATACGAAGGACTAACAAAAATGGCAGTATTTTCAAATTGTGAAACAATATTAAAGACTGCTATATTAGATAATCAATGTACAATACCATTTGAAGTATTAGAAGAACCTGGACAAGTTCTATTAGGAGTATATGGTTATGAAGGAGAAGGAGAAGAATTAGAATTAAGATATTCTCCAGAACCACAATACTTTAATGTAAAATATGGTTCTTATCAAAATGGTGGAGAACCTGAAATACCACCAAAAAGTGAGTGGGAACAATTAGTAGAAGAAATAAATGAAGCAATAACTGAAACAAATAATCTAAATATATCAGCTACAAAAGAGAATCATACTACTACAATAACTATTACTCATAAAGATGGAACAAGTTATGACGTTGAAGTATTAGATGGGACATCAATAAAAAACATGGAAATTGTAAACGGGCATTTGGTGGTAACTTATGATAGATAATTATAAATTATACTGCTTTACAAATTTGATAAATGGCAAACAATATATTGGAATTACAAAGCAAGATATAAACAAGAGATGGAGAAACGGTAAAGGATATAAAAAACCAACTAGGATAGGTAGTGCAATTGCTAAATATGGTTGGAATAGTTTTAAAAAAGATGTATTATTTGAAAATCTTACAAAAGAAGAAGCAACAAGTTTTGAAAAAGAATATATAAAAAAATTAGACACTATGAACAATGGATATAATATTCAAGAAGGTGGCTTTAATAGCAATAACGGAGTTGTTAGTGAAGAAACAAGAAAAAAATTAAGTTTATCACATAAAGGTCAACACAGTTCTCCATCAACCGAATTTAAAAAAGGAGAAAGAAGCAAAGCACATTATAAAATTATAGTTCCTGTGTATTGTGTTGAATTAGATAAAACATTTGATAGTATTGCAATTGCCGAAAAAGAGTTAAATATAAGTCATCACATTTGGGACTGTTTAAGAGGAAAAAGAAATAAGTGTGGTGGATATCATTGGAAATACGCAAAGGAGATGATGTAATATGTCAAGACAAGTAGATTTAGGTCAAATAGTACCAAATATACAAGTAGGAACAACAACAACAGGTTCGCCAAGCACACCAGCAAGTGTAGTAAATGTAGGAACTGATTTAAACCCAATTTTTAACTTTACAATACCAAAAGGAGAACCTGGTGCAATAAAAATGCAAATTGTAAATGTTCTACCAGAAACAGGTGAAGAAGATACAATTTATTTAGTACCAAATACAGACCCTGAAACACAAAATAATTATGATGAATATGTATATGTCAACGGACAATGGGAAAAACTAGGTGGAGTACAGGTTGAAGTTGACTTAACTGATTATGTTAAATTTACTGATTATGCTTCATCAAGTAAAGGTGGAGTTGTAAAGACTTCAGTAAATTATGGTTATGACATATATGATGGTATGTTATATGCTAGAAACTATAATTATAGTGAATATCAAAATAAAGGTAATTCAATGTTTATAGGAAAAGCAACACTAGAAAACGTAATCACAGGAAAAGACTTAACTACTAAATCTTATGTAGATGGTTTAGTTGGAGATATTAATTCGGTATTAGATACTATTAATGGTGAGGTGATTTAATGGGAACTACTGCAGAAAAATTAACTTATCTTAATGAAACAAAAACACAATTAAAAGATATGCTTAATTTAGGTGGAGCAAGTTTAACAACTGAACCATTTAGACAATATGTAGATACATTAAAAAATAGATACCTTTACTTTATGAATAATGGAACTCAACAAGTATGGGACAACTGGGAAAAAGTATCAGGCACAGGAACAACCCTAACCCTAAATAATACCGAAGAAGCACCAATGAGTTTAGTATATAAAGGAAATACATCACAAGAGAGTACAACAGGGAAGAATTTTTTTGATATAAGTAAAGTATTAAATAATGGAACAAGAGTAGTAAATAATGGAGATGGAACACTAACAGTACAAGCATATGGTGGTTCAGGTGGTTCACCAGCATCTTTAAAAACATATTGTCCTAATTTACAAGTAGGAGATAATGTAATATTAACATTTGAAACAACAAGTACAAATAAGTTTATATATTTATCAGGAACTAACCAAATTTGGAGAGGTGGAGTTGAAAGAACAATAACTCAAAGTGATTTAGATAGTTCAGTATTATGGTATTCAAATGATAATTCAACAACTGCAACAATATCAAATATAATGGTAAGATTATCAAGCATAACTGATGACACATACGAGCCATATACAAATGGAGCAAGTCCTAATCCCGATTATCCACAACCTATCCAAGTAGTAAGTGGAGATAATAGTATAGTAGTAGTTGGAAAGAATTTATTTAAACCTTATACAAATACAGGAACTATAACTTCTAAAGGAGTTTCTTATACAATGAATAGTGATAATACTATTACAATAAATGGAACTGCAACTGGTATAACGTGGGTTGAAATATTAGAAGCATTTAGAGCATCAGTAGAAGTTAGTACAACAAAAGATATCGAATTAGATAGTTCTAAAACTTATTCATTAAAAGCAAATATAATATCAGGAACATATACAGGAAGTGCAAATTTTCACGCACAAATAAATGTTTCGGGTGGAGAAGTATATAAAGCATTTAATAGTTCTGCTTCAATATCAAATAGTGATGGTTTATATCGAGCATGGTTTATGGTATATAGTGGAGATACATTTAATAATTTAAGAATAGGAATACAA